AACAGACGAAGCTTCTTCTAACTATGAACAGAATTTAGGAGCTGATCTAACCGATGCTCCTCCTGTTTATGAGGCTCTTCAAGGAACAGTGTCTGCTCAGGCTGGAACTGAAGCTGATCTTTATTTTGGAACTCCTTTAGCTGGAACAGTTTCAGCCGTCTGCTCCACTACTTCTAATCTGAAAGGCACTCAGAAACTTTCGGTGACGGTTGATGGAGTTGGTGGAATCGAAGTTAATGTGAGAACTTCTTCTTTCTTAGCGGGAATAGTCTTCCCGGTCTTCACTAATGTTTTCGGGAATGTTAAAACCGATGCTGACCTTTCTGGTCTGTCAATTTCAGTAGCAGATACATCCGGAAGAATAAAGAGAGATAGATACATATCTGGAGAAGTTTCTGCCAGTGCTTCTTTAGAATTAGATGTTAGAGTAGGAACTTGGCTTGAAGCGTCTTCTATTCCACAGTCAGGAGCAACAGGAAATCTAAAAACTACTTATGGAGCCTCTGGCTTGATAAGTGGAGAATGTGGAGTATCACCCGGAACTCAGGGTTCAATAACGATAGCAACGAGATTATTGTCTGGTCTTTGTGAAGGAGTAGCTTCTTGTACTGGAGATGTAGCTGGAACTCAATTAATCGGCGGATCAGTTTCTTGCACTGCATCCACCGAGGGACACATTTCTAAGAAGACTCTTGTTGTAGGAACTTCTGCTTGTGTTAGTTCTACTATTGGAAATGTGAAAGGAACTCAGAAATTAGCTGTTGGTATTTCTCCAGCATCTCAAGTTACAGGTTCATTAACTGGAACTCAAGTTATTGGTGGAACTGTCGCCTCAACTTGTGTAACTACCGGAAGAATAAATTTAGATGTTAAATTTGATGGATTGGCTGATGGAGTATCTTCTGTATCTGGAAATTTAAAGAAGACTCAAGAACTTACCGGCTCTTTAGCTGGAGAGTGCGGAGTATCACCCGGAACTCAGGGTTCTTTAATTGTCACTCCAAGATTTCTAAGTTCTACTGTAAATGGAGAAAGCGTAGTTACAGGACAGTTAAGAGAAGTCTCAATTCTTAGCGGAACTGTGACCGCTCAGTCAACTACCTCTGGGGAATTACAGCATTCTTTGAAGATAGTGGGTACTGCTGATGGAGTCGCTTCTACTTCTGGAGACATAACTTCTCTTAAATTTATTAGTGCGAGTTCTAACGGTGAAGGTTCAGTTGTAGGATCTATTATCTGTCCTATAACTTTTCTAAGTGGAATAATCTCAGGGATTTCAACTGTGAAAGGAACCATTCCTGTTCGTGCAAGGTCAACCGTATTCGTCTCTCCAATCGGACAGTCGTGGAGTTGGTAAGAAGAACATAAAATGTAAGAAAGGGACGTATCATGTCTGATGCAAACAGAGTTAAACTGTCGTTTGTTGAAGAGAGCACTTTTGGAACGGCGAAACAAAATGTTCTTCTTCAAACTTTGAGACACACCGGGGAATCATTAAAACAAGATACTGCTACAACAATCAGTGAAGAAATTCGAGATGATCGACAGATCAGCGATATTCTTCGAACTGGATTGAGTGCAAGTGGTGGAATTAACTTCGAGTTAAGCTACGGAACATACGACGATTTCTTGAAGGCCATTTTAAATTCTTCGGCATGGTCTTCAGAAGTAAAGTATTCGGCTGCGACTATCAGTGCTGTTGCTTTTGATAATTCTATCCATGATAGTGCTTCTCAGTTTGTTACGAAAGGATATCAACCTAATCAGTGGGTGAAGCTGTCAGGGTTTAGCACTACTGGAAATAATGGATGGGCAAAGATTGTTTCGGTTGATCCTGATGAGATGGTCCTTTCGCATATTACTTTAACTGATGAAGCAGCGGGATCGACTGTGACAATTCAAATGGGAGGACAAATAGTAAACGGAACAGAAGATTTTGTTAGTTGGAATGTCGAAAGACAATATATCGATTTGACTCCAGATGTATTCTCAGTATTTTTAGGGATGTGTTTGAACACGCTGAGTCTTGATATTCCGGCTGATGGAATTATCACTGGATCATTGACTTTCATGGGGTCGAAGGAAGAGTCGAAAGCTTCTTCATACGGTACAGGTTATTCCGGAGCGACTGTTACAAAGGTTATGACCGGAGTGAATCATGTTGATCAAGTCTTAGAAGGAGAATCTGAGATTGGAATTCTCAGTTTCTCTATGAGTGTCACTAATAATCTAAGACAACGGATGCAAGTAGGAACTCTCGGAGTTGTGGATATGGGGATGGGAACTATCGAGATTAGCGGTTCTGTTTCTTTATATCTCACCGATGCTACGCTGTTTGATAAATATTTGAATCAAACTCCTACTTCGTTTGCGATTGCATTCACAGATACTGATGGGAACAGTTATCTTATTGAACTTCCGGCTTTGAAACTCGTCGATGGAACTCGACCGGCAGGAGGGTTGAATACAGATGTGGTTGGTGAATTTGAATGGAGAGCTTATTTAGATAGCAGTGAAGGAATCACTGTTCGTATTGCAAGATTTCCAACGACTACTGGTGATTTAGCTGGTACAATCGCAGCTATTAGTTCTACGATTGGTGATGTTACTGTGACTTAAATGAAATGTAAGATTTATATTTATTGTGTTTACTTCCCGACAAGTGAAAAGTTCTATATAGGACAGACAGATAACTTGGATCGACGATTTCGTCATCACTTTAATTCTGATTCACTTGTCGGGAAAGCTCTTAATAAATATGATGATTGGAAAATTTCAATTCTTCATACTACAAGTGATCGTAATGTTGCTAATCAAATTGAAATTGAAGAGATTCGAAATTTTAATTCTATCGCTCCGAATGGTTATAATTTAACTCATGGCGGAGATGGTTGGAGTCCTACGAAAGAAATACGAGAAAAGATAAGTGTATCTAAAAGAGGAATAAAATTTTCACAAGAACATAAGTATAAATTGAGTGAAGTAAAGAAAGGACATTCTGTTTCATTAGAGACAAGAAAAAAGTTAAGTAGAGCTGCTATCGGAAAGAAAAGATCCAGAGAATCTATTCTAAGATCATGGATTACACGATACAAGAAAATAATTGATCAATTAGAAAAAGAATTATAGGAGAAAGAAATGGCGAATATCAATGCAGTAAAAACAGACTTGAATAAGGAAGAGAATGGCACATGGATTGAATTTGCTTTAGGAATTCGGTTGAAAATAGCAAGAGCTCGTAATCCTCGATATCAGGAAAGATTGCGAGAATTAACTGATCCTCACAGAAAAGATATTCGAGAGGATAAAGCTGATCTGAAACAGATGGCTAAAATATTAAAGAAAGTAAGAGCCGAAACAATTCTGCTTGACTGGGAGAACATTGAAGATGAATCCGGACAACCTATTCCTTATAGTTCTGAGAAAGCTTTAGAATTCTTCAATGATAATGAACTTAAAGATTTCTACAGTTTTGTAGTTCTCTCTTCGGAACAGATCGATAATTTCAAAAAGGATTTAGTTGAGGAATCGGAAAAAAACTAATTGAGTTACTTCAATGGAATTTACAATGGGGAAAATATTATTCCAAATTAAATTCTATTGGAGTAAAGAAACAACCTCCAAAATTATTCTCTGATCTGGCTGTAGTTTGGGATGCTTTCAATGCGTTAAATGAATCTCGTGATGGTGGAAGTTCTATCCCTTTTCAAGAAATTGAAGCTTGGTTGAACTTGAATGGAATAATGAATTTAGAATTTCGTCAAGAGCTTACTCATTATGTTAAGATATTAGATAGTGAGTATCTTTCTGTTATAGGATCTCGTGTTTCTAAGGAAAAATAATGCCTACTCTTGATGTCGCTATCAATGCTCTTCGTGCTAAACATGGGGCGAAGCAGTTTGACGATGCTGTGAAGCGGGTTCAATCTGGTGCGAAGAAGACAGATAAAGATATCAAGAAGGTTGATAAGTCTGTCAATACTCTTGGAAGAACATTGACTCAAGCAGCGAAAGCAGCAGCAGGATTTTTCGTTGCTCATCGAGGAGCAAGATTTTTAAGAGAATCTTTAAGAGAGTTTGCTCAGTTCGAAACACAATTAGCTAATGTTTCGACAATGCTCGATGAGCAAACTATGTCCTACCTTCCTCAGTATAAACAAGAATTAAGTAGATTGTCTGTTCAATACGGAGAATCTACTTCAACTCTTTCCCAAGGATTGTATGATATTCTTTCTGCCAGTGTGGATGCGGGAGATGCTATAGAAGTTCTACAAGTGGCGACAGAAGCAGCACGAGCAGGATTAACAGATACGGCAGTCGCCGCCGATGTTCTCACTACTATCATAAATGCTTATGGTAGAGAAGCAGATGATGCGGCTGAAATTTCTGATATTTTATTCGCCACAGTGAAACGTGGAAAGACTACGTTTAATGAATTAGCAAGTTCTATGGGAATGGTAGTTTCTTTAGCTGCTACTGCTGGATTAAGTATTGAAGAAGTTTCAGCAGCATTAGCTACTATGACCAGAGCTGGTATTGGAACAGATATAGCTGTTACTTCTTTAAGAGGAATCTTAACAACATTCTTAAGTCCGACTAAAGAAAATATAACGGCTGCGAAAGAATTGGGATTAGAATTGAATTCTAATACTCTTCGCACTATAGGATTAACTGGAGCAGTTCAGCAATTAGAAGGAGCTACGGCTGAGCAGATTTCTGCAATATTTTCTAATGTTCGAGCTCTTGCTGGTCTTTCTGCTTTAGTGGAACAAACAGAAGGTTTTATCTATGATTTAGGAGAAGTGACACAATCTGCTGGTAAGAGATTAGAAGCTTTCGGTAAGATAGCTGATACAACTACGTTTAAATTGGATCAGATGTCTGAAGCTTGGAAGGAAGTGAAAAGAACTGTTGGAGAAGAGATTGCTCCTTCAATAGATAGTCTTATCACAGCGATGCAAGTTCTGGGGAAAGTTGTTAGCGGAACAGCTAATTTCATAGGCACAGATCTTCCTAATGCTTTAAAGAAAGGTCACAGTACTTTAGAATTATTCCGTCATAAGATTCTACAAGTTGCAGCAAAGATCGATTTAACAGGTCTTCTTCCTGAGGATGCGATTGCTCGTGACATAGAAGAAATTCAAACTATATTGGATCATTTAAATGGAGTTCATACGTCTCAACAAAAATTAGCTGAAGGAACTATGAAATATGTTGAGATGATGAGAAGAGCTAAAGTAGAGGCAGCAGAATTTGATAAGATAATGAAGCCTCTGGCTACTTTAGATTTCGGTGCTTTAGGATTAGAATCAGTTACAAGTACTAGAACTGAGATGGAACAATTAGCTGAGGAGATGAGATCAGCCGAAGCTCCGGCTATTATCGATGAGTCTAAATTTGAAGCGGCTAAAGATCAATTTGATCAGTTGAAAGAAAAGATAGCTGAAGTAAAAATTGAGATTGAAGATTTCGGTAAGACAGATATAGAAAAACAGATATCTCAATTTGAAAGAATGAATGGGACTTTTCGGTTTGCTGGAGATGTGAAGGAATACGAAAATGCTATTCAGGAACTAAGAAAAGAATTAACTAAACTTTCTGAGCTCGAAGAACAAAGAGCGATGAAGCGGGAGAAAATTGAATCAGGAAAAGCAGTTACCGAAGCTTGGCGTGAGATTCAGAATGAAAAGAAACTCTTAGGATTAACTAATGAAGAGAGAGAACGAGCGATAAGATTAACTGAAATGGAAGCTCATGCGAAGGTTCTTTTAGGAGAGAACGCTCAAGAATTAGTTGATTTGTATATGCAAGAATTAGTGGAACTCAGTAAACAACGACAGATCATGGAACTTGTAGGACAAGTTCGGTCTGGAGTCGGAGATTTAATAAGAGCTCCTTTAACTGCTCTGTTAGATGAGACCAAAGATCTTGGTGATGTCTTGGAGGATGAGCTAAGAAATATCGGACAAAATATTTTGAGGACACTATATGAACAGACTATAACTCAACCTCTTCAAGATGTCCTCATGAAATCTATTACTGGTATGATAGATCCTCTGACTAATGCTTTATCCGGAGTCTTGTCTGGGTTGATGAGTGGATTAGGTTCTGGAATCGGTTCGGCTATTGGTGGTTTAGGAACTCTTTTTGCTGAGAAAGGAACAGTATTAGAGAAAGGAAGAGTAAGAGGGTTTAGTGACGGAACAATAGTTACGAAGCCTACCTTATTTCCTATGGCGAATGGTGGGGTAGGAGTGATGAGTGAAAAGAAACCAGAAGCTATTATGCCATTAGATACCGATGCACAAGGAAGGTTAGGAGTTCATGCTGCTGGCCAGCAAGCTCAATCACTTAAAGTAGTGAATGTTTTAGATGGATCTGTTTTCGAAGAGTATTTATCTTCTGCTCCTGGAGAAAGAATGGTCTTAAATATTATGCGAAGAAATAAAAGCGAACTCGAGAGCGAGGCTTTATAATGGCGTACAAGACTGGAACAGCAACTGATTTCGTCGATGTGTTAAGTGAATTGAAAGATTTCTTAACAACAGCGAATGAAGTTTCTTCTGTGATAGATCCTGATCCAGCTAATACTGGAGGTGGAAATGTCACAGGAGTGACAGCCGAAGATGATGCTCCTTCTGAGACTTGGACACTCACTTGTACTGCTGGAGGGGTGACGGGAACATTCAGTGTGACTGGGAGCGTAAGTGGAGCTCAAGCTGCGGCGACTGTAGGAACTCCTTACGATAATAATATTGTCGCCTTCACAATAAATGATGGAACTCCTGACTTCGTCATCGGTGATAACTTCACTTTTACTGTGACTCAAATAATGGGAGATGAAAAATGGACAACGCAAAGACATACCGTAGATTATAATGGAGAAGGTGATGATGAATTAATTATTCTTGGACCAGGAAGTGCTGGAGATGCAACTGATGAAGTCTGTGTTGGTATAAGAACTTACAGAGACACTACTGAAGGATATTATAATTGGGAATTAAATGGTTATACTGGATACGTAGCTCCTTCTGATTTCTATTCGCAACCAGGATCTATAGGAGCAACCAGATCTCTTCTCCCTCAAGTTCTACTCGATGATGGCATCACGAGATATTGGTTTGTAGCTAATGGAAGAAGAGTAGCTGGATGTTTGAAGGTTAGTGGAATTTATGCTCCATTTTATTTAGGACTAATACTTCCTTATGGAACTCCTAATGCTTTTCCTTATCCTTTAGTGATAGGAGGATCAGCAGTTTATGATGATTACAGTGTAGAGTATCTGAAACATTCTTCTACCAGATACACTCATAGAGGATTTCCTGATCCTTATTCGGTAGACACTGCTACTGGAATTAGTAGTTGCAGATTATTAAATGGCTCTTGGGTATCATTCGGGAATTGGACTTCTGATGCGGTCGGGGAAAGAACGAATATAATTTGGCCTAAAATATATGCTGAAGAATATATTCATCCTTACACCCCGAATAAAATTATAGATTATGCTGAAAGAAATGTAGATAACACTTATCCTATGTTTCCTCTTATCTTAGCAGCAAGTAGTCCTCGTAATAATATATTCGGAGAATTTCAAGGGTGTTTTGCGGTGTTTGGAAACGGAATGTATTCGGAAGATGATATTACTTACGGAGGAGGAACTTATAAGATTTTCCAGAATTGTTTTCGTATCGGAGCAAAGGATTTCTGGGC